TTTCTGACACTCTTAGTTCATCTATATATCCTACGAAATCAGTTCCAATCCTTACATTTGTAGTGAAAGAGTTATTACTTACGGCAAAAGTTTCACCACTTGATCCTGTTATGTTATTACCGTTGTAGAATAAAAACATTTTTTGTGTTTGAGCATTAAATGATGCAGCTACGTGTGCAAACTCTCGTTGTCCAAACTGTTGTGTCTGTATATTAGTATTAGCACCAGTAACTGTTGTCGCACTTCCGCTAATTGTGCTATCAATTTTCAGACCACTTGTTCCGTTTGTAGAAAATTTTAAAGAATTTGTCGCATCCGTGTTAATTGAAAATAGCTCCTGTACAGGCAGACTCGAGCCGTTGACACGAATAAACATCTCGATGGTAAAATCACCCTCTTCAAATTCTAACTGTTCAGGCACAGTACTGGAAATAACAAAATCACTAGCGCCTACCTCTAAAGATGAAGTTCCAAAACGTTTAACTTTTGTATTTAGATGAGCATCATTTATAAAAGACAAACTCATCTCGTCGCCTTCTGAAGGATTAGGTCTTCCTATGGTAGAAGGATCATCTAAAACCTTATCAGTCACTCCATCAAATTCAGTAACCTGATAAACATTCGATAAAGGTAAACGAGAGACCATGACAGAAGATTTTCCTCCATCAAAAACTTCAACATAATCATTAGCTAAGATTTCTTGACCAACATAATGCTCGACCATGCCGGTAGCATAGCTAATCACATTAGCTATTCTGGCATCCTGACCTGTACTAGAGATCGACAGATAATCTTTTACCTGCTCCATAGTAACAAAAGGATATTTACCCATACTCTCTTCAAATCTATCTACCATAGAATTCCCCTTTATTTATATTCAGAACCAGAAGGTAAGGAATCGTCATCTTCTTCCCACTCTTCTTCCTCTTCTTCGTCTTCCTCTTCTTCGTCTTCCCACTCTTCTTCATGCTCATGTGGTTCGTCACCACCCTCATGTGAGTGCTCTACGCCGTCATCATGACTATGCATCATAGGATCTTCTTGTCCCCAGTGTGACAGCTCCTCTTCTGCTAAATCTTCACTATATCCATGACGTAGAAGCCAAGTTTTAGCAGCTTCTCTGTCTGTGATATCTTCAGGAATAATAGTGCTCATAGTTTTCTCCTTAATATAGAAAGGGAGGCGTTGTCCGCCTCCCCCAAGTGTAGTCAAAATGTAGCTAGTTAGTATTAACCAGCTTCAACTGTCACAGCGTAAGGATACTTAGTTGCATCCAGAGCGTTGCTTGAGTTTGTAGTCATTGCTTTAAAGTCAAGGCGTGTACTCATGTACATGGCGGTGACCTGCTGACGTGGTTCATACTCGCTCTCAATCTCGATTCCGCGACGTTCTGCGATCATGAATCCAGGCTTGTAGAGGAGGACACCCAGATCGTTGTTAGAGGAACCAACGTTATCTAAGAACTCAGTAATAGCAATCGGAATACCGTAAACGGCACCGACAGAACCAGTGAGGTAAGTAGCGTTTGGACCAAACTTATCAACAGTCTGGAAGTCTGAAGTTGTTACAAGGTTATTGTAACCTTCAATAGAAGTAAGGTATACCAAGTCGTTTCCGAGCTGGAGACCATACTTGCCGAGCTTTGTACGAGCAGCTGCGATATCCGTTGGATCAGCTTTATCGTTAGCTCCGCCTGTGTCCACAGTCAGGCCTGCGCCTACATCACCAGTCAAGTTAGTAATACCTTCAATGACTGAAGCATAACCAGTACCAGCGCTAATTGCATTGGTTGGTGAGGCTGTGAAACCTGAGAGTGCACCTGTACCACGAAGGATTGACTTATCAAGCGCTCGTGCAAGACGACGAGTCGCTGCAGCACGCAAGAAGTCGAGCAGAGGAAGAACGGTGTCTTCTTCTTCGTCTTTGGCAAGGTGTGTAGTAGCCATAAATTTATGTGGCGTAAAGTCTACAGAGCTGATGGTGTTCTGATTAGAAGTAGGAACACGGGTCGAATCTGCAATGCCAGTAGCAAAGGTGCCAGATGCAAACTGTGCTACATCACCGTCAGTATCTTCGTCTGCAACTGGTACGCGGAAAGTCTTTGCGTCCACTGCGAGACGTTGGAACATTGGTGCAACTACAAGCTGCTGTTCCATCTCTGTATAGATGTTATTTGAGAAGTTGCTAAGGAACTGATCTACAGTTGTAACAGCTTTCATACGCTGACCCATCTTTGTATCAAAGACGTCACGCTTATTCAGGAGCTTCGCTACGAGTACAGCGTTTGCTTGGTCTTTTTCAGAGAACTGCTGCTGTGTGCGGCTGCTTTCTGCATAGGCCATTTTTGAACGCTGAAGTGCTGCGATCTCTTCCTGGTATTGTTTCATCTGAGCTTGCATTTCTGCAACTTTCTCAGACTCTTGTGGGGTATATGCAGTAGGTGCATCACCCTTAACCAACATTTGCTGGTCTGCTGCCTCTGCCTCAGCCATAATTGCTTCACCGGTTTTTTCTACCAGCTCGGCTACTTGAGGTTCAGACACTTGAGCTACCGGAGCAGCTTCTTTTTTGATCTCTACAGCCGCACTCTTTTCAGTTGCGCCTGTTTCGAGAACGATTGGTGTATCAACGACTTGCTCAGCCATTTCTTTCTCCTTTGTAGAATGTGTGTGAAGCTCTTTAGACTGATCAACAGATCCTTCATCTTCACTAGCTTTGTTTTCGATTTTTTCGACTTGTGAAATATCGTCTGCGTTCACATTAAGAACATTATCACAGTCATTGCCTTTAGCGTCAACCTCTAAAAATTTATAGATTGGGCTTTGGCCAGTAGCGATCTTAGTTACTCTAAACATTTTTTCGTTATAATTTACTAAGTCACCATGTTGAAGTGAACTTGCGTCGTCGGAAAGCATGTTAACAAACGGAATTGACTCATTAGGGTCGCGAGCTTCAAGCACCTCTTCCTCTTCGTCCTTTTCCATTTCCTCAACAACTTCCTCGGTTTCAGCTTTAACTTCAATCTCTTCGGCAGTAGTTTCAACTTCTGCCATTTCTTTCTCAGTTGTGGTCTCTTCAACCTCAGCTTCAATTTCTTCGGCTTTAGTTTCCACAACATCCTCAGATTTTGAGTTACTCATTGCTTCCTCCTCGGATGGAGACATTGGACGTTCATTAACAACTTCGCCCTCCTCCATATCATGAATTGGAACACCCATCATAGTGATTTCGTGATTATGAGCCGGTTCTCCGGCCTCCATCACTACGCCACCAATGATTTTGTGTGCATGGTTTGACATATGAGATGCGTATGTTGTGACACCATTACCACCTTCGTCCATTTCGACGGTGTGGTAATGACCCATGCTCACATCGGTAATTCCTGCTTTGATCTTACGCATCATCTTGATTTCTTCTTCATTGGCTTCTTTTAGAGATTTTTTAAACTCCTCAAAATCAGAGTCATTATCAAACGATTTACGAATTGAAAAAAGTGACTCTTGGTTACAAGGAACAGAAACTACAGAAATTTCTAATAGTTCAACGTCTGTAATAAGCATTGAATCGTCTTGATTATTATACTTACCGTCTTTTACTCTAAAACCTACTGAAAAGCTTTTTAAGGCTCCATCCTTGATTAAAGTCTGAACGCCGTGATTTTTTTCAGCTGCTTCTGAGACTGCGGCCTCTACATGAATTCCTTTTTTATCTACTGTAATCTGCTCTACACGACCGATTGGGCAGTCGTGTTTATGCTGATATAGTAAAACAGGATTTTTTCTGTAATTATCTACGCCTTTAGCCCAAGCTTCTGCAGTAACAACATCGTTAGAACGATCTTTCGCAGTGGTATTAGCGTAGCCAGCAATCTTAATAGATTTACTTTTATTACTGAGAGCTTTAGTCTCGAAGGAACTGTTGAGATAAAAAGTTTTGTTCATTTATTCTTCCTCATTTCCTTCAGGGTTTTCCCCTTCAAGTGGTCTTCCACCCTGGGTAGTATCAGTCGCACTACCTGTTATGTTTTGTGGTATTCTTATGGTATCATTATTTTCAAGTTTTGGAAATCTTAATCCGTCACGAGCTTCATTTGGGGTGATAATTCCTGTATTTACGAGAGTTGAATAATAGATTGCCTGAGTTCTATTATCTGGTTGAAGTGCTGGCACCTTCAGTCTGTCTGGTCTAATAGATATACCGCCATTAAAGAAATGTGAAAAGGCTGAACAGAATTGAGTGAGCATTGGGACAACTGTGTGAAGGTAAAATAATTTTTGATTAGCATCAATATTAGCATTATTACCTGACTTTAAAAGTACATAAGGCACGCCTAGTGCTTTTGCCATATCCTGCTGAATTCTCTCAATAGAGTTTTCAAAATCTAGTTGTTCAAAAGACTTGGTAGAGAACTCGTCAATTTTTAAACCTCCATCTAAAATAGCAGGATTACGTGCGCCATCAAAGATAGTAGTGTAAGTTGATCTCCACGCCTCAAGCAGTCTTTGTTTAACTCTTTGAGATAAAATTGAATCAGTAGTCAGGACAAAACCTGGAACAGCATTATTTTTGAAAAACTGTCTTTGAAACTTAATCATGTAGTGATATAACTCAATCAATTTTAAACAAGGTTTAATCTTAGATGTGCCACGAAAGATTGATAAGTCATTTTCAGCCATAATATGAATAATTTCATTAGGAGCAAACTGAATTGATTCTTGTTTTTTACTCTGAGCACCTCTATTAAAACCAAAAACATCAGATGATTGTTGATTTGAAACTAAATAATTGTAATGAGAAACAAAAGTTCTTTCATCAGGGACTACTTCAACATCGTTTGCAGGTAAAAGATAAAGGTCTACTCCGTCATAGTAAAAGAAAGCATTACCATCAAGAATAAAATCGAGAAACGCTCTTCTAAATAATCTTACTCTATCCTCAAATGGGTTAGGACGGATATTCAAAATTTTATTTACTTTTTTTGCAGGAGAGCTTCCTTCTACAACCAACGGGATCTCAATACAGGCATTAATAATCATCTCTACAGAGCGATGAATTACTTCAATCTCTCTGTAAGCTTGTTCATAATCAACAATTGTTTCAGGGGAGGCGTAAGGCTCTAGTGATGCTATAGAGGGTTGTGCAGGATTAAGTTTAAGTCTATCTGCTGCCCACCTTCTAAAACCTTTTAATTCTTCATACTCTGCCATTTTTTGCCTTTTGAAAATTTAGCCATTTTTTAACTTTTGAGGCTAAATGATTTGAATACCTTTGTCCATATATAGAGTGAAGTTGTTTATGATGTTTAGAACAAAGTGTAAATAAATTATCGTTACTAAGCTCATCCTTACAGTCTACTGCAAATTGCTGTCTATACTCTTTTATAGTCTCAACATTTGATATAGTATATATTTTCTTCTGGTCACACCACTTATTAAATAATTCGCTAACACTCATCAAATGATGCAATTCAAGATTCTCTTCAGAACCGCATATGTAACATTCATCACGAAGTTTATAATCTTTTTTTATAAAATCCCTAATATACTTTATTGGAAATCTTTTTAACTCACCCATATTACGATATTTTCACTCTGCTACCAAGTTAAATTTTTAAATTTTTTCACAACGTTCCATCTCATCGAAAAATGATTTGGATCTTTGTTCAGCCCGACTTCACCTTCGGGTAAATTAAGAACTTTTGCGGGAAAAGTTTTTAAAATACAAGCGGTCTCTCTTTTTAATAACCCGCTGACTATAATATCGTCGCCTCGCTCTGGAAAACCTACTTTATCTATTTTATCAAATATTTTGTCTAACTCAGACTGCTTAACCATGATACCAGATCCTACTAAAAAGTCAACTTTTGCTTCTGTGCACCA